TAAATTATCTCATCAATTAATCCATACTTTAAACAAGTTTCAGCATCCCATAACAAATCATGTTTCAAAATTTCATCTATTTTTCTCATTGGAACTTTTGTATATTCCTTATATACATTTTTTATTGTTGTCATCATTAAATCAAGATTCTGTTTCTCATCCTCAAACTCTGAATATTTACCCCAAAAATTTGTTGTTAGTTGATGTATTAACATATAAGAATGTCTACTCATAAATCTTTTAGTACCAACTACTGACAAAAATGTGGCTGCACTTGCTGCGAACCCATCTACATAAGTATGAACTGGAACTTTACATCTCAATATCGTATCCATAGATGAAATACCTGATGTAATTGACCCTCCTCCAGAATTTATAAATAAATGTATAGATGGCAGTTCAATATCTAAGTTATTAGCTAAAGTAAAACTTTTAGATTGTAACTCTCCAACTTTCTTATTAAGTTCTACTGCACTATCGCGATTTACTCCTGCATAAAAATAAATTTTATTTTCTATTACAGCAATATGTTTATAATCAAGTTCACCATTATTATGTTTTTTACCAGGTAATTTTTTAATAGGAGTTTCCCCCCAATACTTTTCTTCTTTCATAGTATCTCCTGTAAAATTTCAATTAACATTGCCATAGCATTGATTTCTTTATCAACTACCTGACTATCTGATTGTTCATATTTAGCTATCAACAAAATAACCTCTGCAATATGTCCGCTACCATAAATATCAACTTCATCATATAGTAGTCTGAAAAAATCTGCAAAGTCTGTAACTTTTGCGTCCGCCAATATTTGTCTTATTTCAGTAAATGTTTCTTTTTTAGATTTACCAGATTTTAAAACTTCTAATATTTGTAATTTATAATCATTTAAAATAATCTCTCTAGCATCCATCCGTAAAATACCATCTATAACCTGTCTTTGTGATGTATTAATGACCTTTCTTATATCTGGGTATGCTCCATTAATAATTGTAGCTATATCATCCACTTCAAATTTTACATTCTCATTCTTTAATATATTAGATAAGTGTATTGCTACTTCTTTCTTTGATGGTGGTACTATCTGAAATGATTGACACCGTGATTGTATTGGGTCTATAATTCTCTCTACATAATTACAGGTTAGAATAAACCTACAATGTCTACTAAATGTTTCCATCAAGTTTCTTAACGCGGCTTGAGCATTTGGTGTAATGTAATCACACTCATCCAAGATAATAACTTTCAACGACTGAAATCCCAGTGTAGATGCAAAACCTTTAACTTTATCTCTAACTGTATCTACACTATTCTCATCAGATGCGTTTATATACAAACATTCACATTCTATAGACTTTGTAATAATCTTTGAAAGTGTAGTCTTACCAGTACCAGCTCTACCATAAAATAATAAATGTGGTGGGTCATTTGTTTCTATAAAAATCCTAACTTTAGACTTTAAATGTTCATTCCCGATATAAGTATCTAATGAAGTCGGTCGATACTTTTCATTCCAAATACCGTGATGTTCTATTTCCAAAATTCAAACCCCTTCTCAGCAGTTTCTATCTTTATCTTCTCTTTTAAAACCCTAGACCTTGCTATCTTACAATAATTTTTTGAAATTTCAAATCCTACATATTTTCTATCTAAATTTGTTGATGCTACTGCTGTAGTACCACTTCCCATAAATGGATCCAATACTATATCATCTTTGTATGTCATAAATTTAATAGCCCTAACTGGTATATCAAGACTAAAATTTGCTTCTGTCATTCCACGAGTTTCTGCAAAATAATTCCACAATCCAGATACAACTTCCATAAATCCTTTTTTATCTTCATCCGAATCTGTCCAATAAGATTCACCTTTTTCTAACTTTTTCCATTGGTCTTTATAACCTATCAATACACATTCTTTTGGATTATGCATATAAGGAGCAGACGCTGATAACCAACTGCCCCAAGCAGAATATTTTACTTTTTGAGGTGCTTTTTCAACCAAATCTGCAATTCCACTAAACCCAAATCCAATCTCTTTCATCATTTGATGATATTCAGATGATATGTAAACTCTATTATGACCCCCAAGTTTTTTCATATTAACTTCATATGGAATATTAACTGCAATTCTCCCATCTGGTTTCAAAACTCTATAAATTTCTGTCAACCAATCTTTAGAAAATTGCATATAATCATCTAATCTTAAACAATCATTCCAATTATCATACTCTATCCCAACGTTATATGGTGGGGAAGTCACACAAAGATCTATAGATTCATCTAATATATGAGTTTTAAGACCTTCTATACAATCTAAATTATATATATAATTAGTCCGCACTTTGTGTCGCTACTAAATTATAAACTACGTGATAATTATCTACCTTAAATGTAACTCTAGCAAGTCCTTGTGTAGAAATTTCTAATTTTCCAACACTACATTCTTTATTAGCTTGTAGAATTTTACCAAAAAGATCTGCATTAAATGATAGCAAATCCATATCATTAAACTGATCCACATTAACTGGTATTGTAATTCTATCTGAATTTATACTTGAATATCCTAGTATACAATCACACGTTTCTCTATCTTTATCTGTAACTATTGTAAATGTTTCTTTATCTGTTAAAGCATTTTTACTTGCTATAAACTTAGCTATAAAATTACTATCAATCTCAAGTGTAAGTTGAAATTCTGGTACATTTTTCATTTCTGGTACCTGAGGAATAACCGTTTTATCACTCAACATATAATTTATAGTAGCATTTGTATCTTCTACCTTGACTGATATTGCAATATCATCTGACCTCAATACATTTAACTTAACATCTTCTCCCAACACATTTAACATACGTGAAAATTGTGCAGTATTATAAATTCCCAATTCAATATCTTCAAATTGAAAATCATTTAATGCTAATTTTCCTAAAAGTGATTTTTCGGGGGTGATAAATTCTGTAGTTAAAACATTATCTTTTATTGAAAGTATTACCGATTGTACACTATCTCCAAGCGAATACTTATTAATGAATCTTTCTAAAAGTACTTTATTCATTATTTTACATCTCCTATTTGTTATTTATTAATTTAAAATGTTATATATACATATATATATCATTTAATCTTCTCAAAATTTAAAAAAATTTCTCTAATGTATATCTTTTATCAACTGGATTATCCCAACTCATAGCTTGATAAAACATACCAATTTTTTTACTTAATGCTTGCTTGTACATTTTGTTTACATCTATATAAATTTTTATATATTTTAAAATCTCTGCAGGATCATCATACCCTTTATATGCTAAAACTGGTAAATTTAATGGATTTTGTTTTAAATAAACCCATTTAATCTTTTCTCCATTAGATATTTTAGGATATCTTTTTATATTATAATATTCTATCATATCATTATATGCCATAGAAGCCTTAACATGAACTGGTGTGGCTTTTTCATAATAAGTAGTAATTATTTTTCCACCTGGAACATTTACGGGCAATCCAGTCTCTCTATCCATACTACACTTAAATTTATCTATCCGTTTTACGCCAGTTGGTGAAGAAATTTCATTATAATCCATAGCCTTCATAGCTTTTCTAAACTTAAAAATTCTTTCATCAATTTTTTCTTTAGGTACTGCAACTAAAATATCATTCAAAATTTCTGATAATAAATTCTTCATAGCTACTGCAAAACTACTACGAACAGTATCTAACCCTTTAACCTGAATTTTATTAACCTTACGACCATCTTCATTTATAATTCGCATTCCATATCTCTTTTTAACAATAAAAAATGCAGACTTAGCAATAACTTCTTGTTTAATTTCATAGTAATGTTTATCTAAATTACAAAACTTTTCAGCAAATAAATCATAACTTTTATTTAAAAACCCCTGAATTTCATCAGCTATGTTAAGGATATGCTGTGTCATAGTTGCCTCAGCATTAGTATCAATTCCTCTATGTCTTGATTTAACCAATGGTGTAGCTGATGCAAAAATAGAATCCGTATCTATATAGATAACATAATTTTCATCAGTTGTTCCCAATTCTTTATTATAATAAAGATTAACAAGTTTTTTACTAAATTTAATAAGTTCTTGTCCTGTTAAAGTAGTAGCTTCAGCGTTATCCACATCATAAAACCTGAAAACAGGTAATCCCAATACTCCATATAATGAATTCAAAAGAATCTTCTGTAAATATTGTCGTCTATCATAATATTGAAATTGTTGCTCATTTCCTTCGTCATGAAATTGTTTTGCCAATCTTCTATATTCTACTCGAGTATTAAACCATTGAGATAAAATAGCTGGTATCAATCCTTCTTTATCCATCCTATACAAAACTCCATTAGAACCTATAGAAACATTAGTATTATCCAAATAATTTTTTAATTCTTTTTCATCATACTTACAAATTTCCTCTTTACCACTCATTAAAGTATATGTTTTTTTATTATTATTTTTTACGAATTCTTCAGCGTCCCACCCCAAAATTTTCCCTA